GCATTATTGCAGCCCTCAAGGTATAAGGGCGCACACGGTGGCAGGGGATCTGGCAAGTCGCATTTCTTTGCTGAGAACTTAATCAAAGACCATATGCTTCACAGCGGGTTACGATCCGTTTGTATTCGAGAGCATCAAAAATCATTGAAGGAATCAGCTAAGAAGTTAATTGAGGATAAGCTTGCTAAGTTTGGACTTGGTGAGGCTGATGGGTTTAAGGTCTTCAAAGAAATTATTGAAACGCCTGGTGATGGAATTATCATCTTCCAAGGCATGAAAGACCACACAGCGGAAAGTATCAAATCACTTGAAGGCTTTGGTCGTGCATGGGTTGAAGAAGCTCAAACGCTCTCAAAGCAATCATTAAAGCTATTACGTCCTACAATTCGCGCTGAAGGTTCTGAATTGTGGTTCTCATGGAATCCTAGACGAGAAGAAGACCCAGTAGACAAACTGCTTCGATCAGATGAAACGCCAACAGACGCAATCGTCGTAAAGGCTGACTATTCGGATAACCCTTGGCTTCCAAAAGAATTGGAGCAAGAGCGCTTAGATTGTATGCGCACCGATCCAGACCAATATTCACATATTTGGGAAGGCGATTATGTCAGTGTTATTGAGGGTGCATATTACGCCGATCAGTTAAGGGAAGCAGAACGGCAAGGCCGCATTGGTCGTGTTGCTCGTGATCCTCATATGCAAATTAGAGCTGTTTGGGACATCGGTGTTTCGGATTCAATGACTATTTGGATTGCTCAATACATCAATAGAGAGATTAGAGTGCTTGATTACTGCGAGGGGCAGGGTCAACCGCTTGGGTATTATTTAAACTGGCTTCGCTCCAATGGGTATCAAGATGCTTTGTGTGTCTTGCCTCATGATGGCGCAAAGCGTGATGCTGTATCAGCGGTCAAGTTTTCGGACCACATTCAAGAGGCTGGTTTCGAAACAAAGACAATACCGAACCAAGGTAAAGGCGCTGCAATGAAGCGTGTGGAAGCGTCTCGCAAGCGTTTCCCTATGATCTGGTTCAATAAAGACACAACGGAAGCAGGGCGTAAGGCTCTGGGCTGGTATCACGCGAAGCTTGATGAAGCGCGTGGGACTGATTTGGGCCCAGAACATGATTGGTCGTCACATGGCGCTGATAGTTTCGGCTTGATGTGCGTTGATTACGAAGAGCCAAGCAACAACGAAACTTATGAAGAGCCTGAGATGGCTTGGGTGGTTTAATGGATGATCTAAAAATCAAATCGCTGATTTCTTCTGCTATTTCAGATGCTGAAAAGTATGATGAAAACGAGCTGAGTGAAGATCGTGTAAGAGCGCTTGAATACTATCGTCGTGTAATGCGAGATACGCCTTCACAGAAGAACCGCTCTAAAACTATGTCAAGCGATGTTGCCGATACTGTTAATTGGATATTGCCAGGTCTTATGCGTGTGTTTGCAAGTTCGTCAGCTCTTGGCACATTTGAACCGGTCAAGCCAAATGATGAAGAATTTGCAGAGCAAGCAACGCAATACATCAATCATAAATTCTGGAAAGAATGGAACGGTTACACGGTTCTTTGGGATGCTTTTCATGATGCGTTATTGCTTAAAAATGGCGTGATTAAACACTGGTGGGATGATGCAGAAGTATTTGAGACTTCTACTCATACCGGTTTATCAGAGATGCAGCTTACTGATTTAGTGTCTGATGAGAATGTTGAGGTTTTAACATCTAACGAAAACGTTACTGAAAACGGTATTTTATATGATGTTAAGATCAAGCGTACTGATAAGACCGGAACGCTAAAAATCAAGATTATCAAGCCAGAAGATTTTTTGATTGATGAAAAAGCGGATCGAATTGACGAAGAATATGTTAGCTTTTGTGCGCACCGCGACGAGGTAACGCGCTCTGATTTGGTTAAGATGGGCTTTGATAAGAATAAAGTCTATTCATTGCCCTCAGGGGACGACGACACGCAAGAAGACGATGCTAGAGACGATTACACACGCAACGAGCAAGATAACGCTAACCGCGCTAATGAAACAATTGAACTGTTTGAATGCTATATCAATATCGATGTAGACGATGATGGGATTGCCGAGCGTGTTCGAGCATATATGGCAGGCTCTGGTGAAAACGGTGAGTTGCTTGATTGGGAAACATGGGATGATGATTTGCCATTTACTGATTTGGTAACGATGCGCATTCCTCATAGATTTGATGGTCGTTCCGTTGCTGACGAAACAATGGACGTGCAACAGATTAAAACTGTTCTTGTTCGTCAAGCGCTTGATAACACATACGCTCACAACAATCCGCAAAGGGAAATTGAAAAAGGCTCTGTATTGAACATGGAGCAGCTTTCTAATCCAACATTCGGCGGCATTATTCAAAAAAAGCCAGGTTCACAGCCAATCATGCCACAAGTCATCGCTTACACGGCTGACAAGAGTTTCGCGGCAATGCAGCAATTCGATGATGTGATTGAAAAGCGCACCGGCGTTTCACGTTCTACGATGGCACTTGACCCCGATGCTTTGCAAAACCAAACGGCAACAGCGGTGCAGGCGGGTAAAGATAGCTCATACTCAAAGATTGAACTGATGGCTCGCAACTTGGGTGAGATGGGATTGAAGCGCTTGTTTAAAATGCTGCTTCGCTTAGTGGTTAAGCATCAAGACCGCGCCGATATGATCCGCTTGAATGATGAGTTCGTACCAATGGACCCGCGCTATTGGAATGCCAATATGGATGTGTCAATCGACGTTGGTTTAGGCACTGGCTCACGTGATCGTGATATGTCTATGCTTGAGAGTGTTCTTCAAAAACAAATCATGCTTATCGACAGGCTTGGTCAGGCGGGCTTTATGTCTCAAGCGCTACAATTACTACCAAAATTGCGTAACACGCTTGTACGTCAAGCAGAGGCCGCAGGAATACGCAACGCGGACGATTATTACCCTGATATCACCGACGAAGACATTCAGAAGATGGTGGAACAAGCGGGTCAAAAGAAAGAAGATCCAAAACTTGCAATGGAAGCTCAAAAACATCAGCAAGATTTAATGATGAAAAAAGCTGAGATGGAAGCCGATGCGGTTCTATCAAAAGAAAAGCTTGATGCTGAAATCATGTTAAAGCGTGAACAAATGGCGGCTGAAATGGAACTTAAAGAAACGCAAATGCAAGCTGAAATGGCTTTAAAGCGTGAGCAAATGCTTTTGGGTGTCCAAACAAACGCTAACATGCAGAATATTCAATTCGGTGGTGAACTTGGCTGATTTAACAAATGAAGAACGTATCCACCGCGCACAAGAAGCGCAAAGATTACTAAATGAAGACCTTTGCAAAGAGGTTATGCAGAACATCAAAGGGGATGCGCTTGAGGAATTATCTCGCGCTGATCCAGAAAATACAATCCAAATCATACAACTACAGGCAAAAATTGCGGTAGTTGAGAGTTTTCAGGAAGGCTTAGAATACATCATTTTAGATGCTCAAGGCTTGAATGAAGAAAGCGGACCTTTTTAGGCACACCGCTTCCGGCCCGTTGTGAAACGCGCCTTTCCCATAGATGGACACTAAAAAAATGGAAGAAGACGAATTCGATACCTCAAACGAGATCGAGAATGGCATTTCCGATGATCAAATGGAACAATTTGGTCAATCAATTGAAGACGAGCTAGCCGACGAAAACGAGGCCACAGCAGACCCTGAAAGCGATGATGCCGAGAATAACGAAGAAGACAATTCCGATACGGATGAGTCAGATGGTGACGTAGAAGGCCAAGAAGCCGCGCCAGTGTTTGCTGATGAGCAGCACAAGGTAAAGCTTCCAGATGGCACTGAAACAACCGTTCATGAACTCATGAGAGGAAATCTTCGGGAAGCCGATTACACAAAGAAGACAATGGAATTGTCGGAAAGTCGTAAAGCGGTTGAGCAGCAAGAAACAAAATTGGCAGAGGTTACAAGTCTTGTTGGGCAAGCAATCCAACAGTATCAACCTCAAAAGCCAAGATATGCTGATTATGAAAACGATCCTATGGCTTATCAACAAGCCTTGGGCGTTTATGAAGACCAGATGGAAGTGTTTAACCATACTTTCGGTTCATTAAACCAAGTTCAAGCACAGCTAAAGGCAGAAGCGGAAAACAAACGCGGCGAGCTTTTACAGCAAGAACACCAATCGATGCTTACAAAGCACCCTGAATTTGCAGATCAAG